TGCAAGCTACAAAATTAGCTTATGAAGATGAACTAGCAAGAGCATTAGCAGAAGATGGTTCAGCTTCTAGTACATACATAACACCAAAAGCTTATTACCCAGGAACATAATGGCAAAATACGCAACAGGAAAATATGCAAGAGCAATATCAGATAGATCTGGTATGGANTTTCCATTTAATGAGATGGTTAGAGAGTGGAATGGTGCGTTTGTACACGTATCTGAGTTTGAACCAAAACAACCACAATTAGAGCCTAAACCTATGAATGGTGATTCTATATCTTTAAGAAATGTTAGACCAGATAGAACAGAACCAGCTGTTGCTGCTATGTTAGGAAATAATCCTTTTTCTATGACTGCATCATCACAAACAATTACTGTAACAGAACCTAATCATGGAAGATCTACTGGTAACACGGTAAGATTTAGAAATGTACAAGGAAGTCCTGGTGGAGTAGCTTTTACAACTTATGAAAATTCTTCAGGATTTAGTATAACTGTTACAACAACAGATAAATATACATTTACACTAGGTGCAACTCCTAGTATAACAGAAGAGTCAGGAGGACCAACTGTGTCTGCAGGACCAGTTACATTAGAACCATGATAAATAAAATTAAAATTTTTTGGTATAGACTTTTAAAAAAACAATATTGTTGGGATCATAATTGTTTTACAAAAAGTTGTTTAAATTGTTTGGAGGTTGTTAAATAATGGCAGGAATTAGTTATAGTGGTTTAGTTACACAAATTAGAAACTATACAGAAACAGATTCTAATGTTTTAACTACAGATATTTTAGAAAATATTATTCTTAATGCTCAATATAGAATAATGAGAGATGTACCTATCGATGCAGATAAAAAACAACAAATTGGTAATCTTGTTGTGGGCCAAGAATCAATAAATTCTCCAGGAGGAACTCTATTTATAAGAGGTGTACAAGTTTATACTTCTACATCTGCTACAACAGGTGCAAATGTTTTTTTAGAAAAAAAAGACATGTCGTATTTACAAGAATATGTGCCATCAACAGAGTCAGCAAAAAGAGGACAACCTAAATACTACGCCATGTTTGGTGGAGCAACAGGTGATGGAGACACTAACTCAGGGCGTATATTCTTAGCTCCCGTTCCTGATGCAACATATAAATTTAGAGTTCATTATAACAAAATGCCAGCTACTTTAGCTTCAGATAATACTACTAATTATATTAGTCTTAACTTTCCTAATGGTCTTTTATATTGTTGTTTATCAGAAACATACGGTTTTTTAAAAGGTCCGATAGATATGTTGACACTATACGAAAATAAGTATAAACAGGAAGTACAAAAGTTTGCTAACGAACAAGTTGGTAGAAGACGAAGAGATGACTACACTGATGGTGCTGTTCGTATTCCAATTAACTCAGCAAACCCGTAGGAGAATAAATTATGGCAATATCATCGGCAATATGTACAAGTTTTAAACAAGAAATTTTAGTTGGAACACATAATTTGACTGCATCAAGTGGAGATACTTTTAAAATAGCTTTGTTTACAAGTTCTGCATCTTTAGGTGCAGGCACAACTGCTTATTCAACATCAAATGAAATTTCAAATACATCAGGGTCTGCATACTCTGCAGGTGGTGCAACACTTACAAGCGTAACACCAACAACGGATGGAACCACAGCAGTCTGTGATTTTGCAGATGTTAGTTTTACATCAGCTTCTTTTACTGCAAATGGTGCATTAATTTATAACGACTCACAATCTGACAAAGCTGTTGCTGTTATCGCTTTTGGTGGTGACAAAACAGTATCTAGTGGAACTTTTACAATTCAATTTCCAACAGCAGACGCAAGTAACGCAATTATTCGTATAGCGTAAGGAGGAAATCCTTATGGCATCTACCTGGGGTACTAACACTTGGGGATCAAATGAGTGGCAAGATAACGTTATAACCGTATCTCTCACTGCACCTGAATCAGCTTCCGCATTAGGCACACCACAATCATTTAACGTTGAAGGTTGGGGTAGACAATCTTATGGTAACTCAGGTTGGGGTGTAGAGTATTCTGTAAAACCATCAGGTGTTTCTGCCACAACTTCTTTAGGAACAATAGAGGCTTCTCAAATTATAACTGTAGAACTAACAGGTTTAGAAGCTAATTCTAATTTAGGTTCAATAAGCATAAATAGTGAAGTTACTCTTTCTGGTCAATCGGCAACTGTTTCTTTAGGAACTACAGAATCTTTTAATGAAACAGGTTGGGGAAGATTAACTTGGAATACAGCTGATTGGGGTGAAGGTGCAGATGAAACTATTTCTGTTACTGGTTTTGAAGCAACTGCTTCACCAGGATCTATAACTCCAGCGTTTACATATTTATTAGAGATGATTGGTGCTAATCACTCTATGACTACGAGCGTTGGAACAGTTGATGTAGACGCTGAACGTGGTGTTCCTGTAACTGGAGTTCAAGCTACTTTTGCAACTCCAACTTTATCTTATGCAGGAACTTTAGTTGGTTGGGGTAGAGATGGATGGAGTGATTTAAGTTGGGGTGAATCTCCCGATCAAGTTATTCCTTTAGTAGGTAGAGAGGCAACTGCAAGCGTAGGGTCTTTAACTCCTGCAGATGTTATTGGTTTATCTGGCCAAGAAGCAACAACAAGTGTTGGATCTTTTTCTTTTGTAATTAGTCCAACAGTATCTTTAACAGGACAACAATCTACAATAAGTCAAGGCACACTAGGATTAGAATTTGGTCCAGCATCTATTTCAGGAGTATCTTCTACAGCTAGTCCTGGAACTTTAGGTTTAGAGTTTGGTCCAGCAGAAATTACAGGTGTTTCTGCAACAACAAGTATTGGAACTTTAGAAATTGGTCCTGTTACTTTGGTTGATTTAACTGGTGTTGCTGCAACTCCAGCTGTAGGCTCTTTAACTCCTGCAGATGTCATGGGTTTAACAGGAATATCTGCAACTTCAGCTGTGGGCGCTTTAACTCCTGCAGATGTTGTTGGTTTAAGTTTAGATGCTATTAACGCTTTACAAGGAGAAGGCGGAGTTCAAGCTTTTGCAAATATAAATACAGGATCAAACGGTTCTTTCAGTAATATTGACACTGGTTCAAATACGTCGTATAGTGATGCATCAACAGGATCTAATTCGTCTTATTCTGATCAATCAACAGGATCAAATAGTTCGTATTCAAATGTTGCAACTGGATCAAATACAAGTTATAGTGACGCTGCATAGGAGAAAATTATGGCATCAACATACACACCTTTAGGTGTAGAACTTCAAGCAACTGGTGAAAACGCCGGTACATGGGGAACAAAAACTAATACTAATTTACAAATTATAGAACAAATTTCTGGTGGCTATATTGCAAAAAGTATTGCAGGTGGTGCACAAACAACAGCTTTATCAGTTTCTGATGGATCAGCTGGTGCAGAACTTGCACATAGAATGATTGAGTTTACTGGAACTATTACAGGAAACCAAATCGTAACAATTCCAATTGATGTTCAAACTTTTTATATTTTAAGAAATTCAACTTCAGGTGCTTATACTGTTCAGTTTAAATATGCTTCTGGTTCAGGAGATTCTTTTACATTTTCTACAACAAACAAAGGTGATAAAATTGTTTTTGCAACAGCAAACGATGGCACAAACCCTGATATAGATACACTAGCTATTGGAACTGGTATTTCAGATGTCGTTGATGACACTTCACCACAATTAGGTGGCGACTTAGACACAAATTCTTTTAACATTAAAATAGATGATGCACATGGAATACTTGATGATGATGGAAATGAACAAATAATTTTTCAAAAAACAGCTTCAGCAGTAAACGAATTAGAAGTAACTAATGCTGCAACAGGAAACCCACCAATTCTTGGTGCGAGTGGAGAAACTAATGTTGATGTTCACATTAAACCAAAAGGTTCTGGAGAAACTAGAATTGGAACAGGAGCAGCAGATGCTACGATAACATCTAGTGGAGCTCACAATATTATTATAGATACAAACTCAGGAACTAACTCTGGAGCGATTACAATCACAGATGGTGCTAATGGAAATATTGATCTTACGCCAAACGGAACAGGAGATGTAACACTTCAAGCAGACACAGTTCAAATTGGTGATAACAACGCTGATGCAACATTAACAACTCAAGGAACTGGTGATTTAATTTTAAATACAAACAATGGCACAAACGCTGGAAACATAACTTTAGCTGACGGAGCTAATGGAGATATAAATGTTTCAACAAACGGAACAGGTGCAATTAAATTTAACGACATAGCGTATATTCCCCAACAAGCATTAACATCATCATCTAATGCGGTCGCTTGGGATGCACAAGCTAAACCAAACGCTTTTCATCTAACAACAGAGAATACTACTTTTTCTGCACCAACTAATAATATTGAAGGCTCATTTATTTGTTTAGAGATTAATTACAACGGTTCTCATACAATAGCTTTTAACACAGTGTTTGAATTTGCAGCTTCGACTGCACCAACATTTACATCAACAGATGGTAAAACAGATATTCTTGTGTTTAGATACAATGGAGCAGTATGGCAAGAAGTAGGTAGAACATTAAATTTAAGTGAAAGTTAAAATATGCATGCAATAGTACAAGATAATAGTATTACACAAATTATAACAAGTCCTAAATCTTTAGTGATTGGTGATGTAAGATATCCAGCTAAAATATTTTCTATATGGTCACAATCAGAATTAAATGCGATAGGTATTTATGAAGTAGTAACTGATTCATCTAACAAAAAAGATGAACAATGGTACATCAACACTAATGAATCTTACGCATTTGCAGATAACCAAGTTACAAGATCATGGGGAACTGCTACACCTAAAGCACACGCAGATGTAACAGAAACAATTGATGGAGTTGAATATACTACACCTGGTCTTAAAACAAATTTAATTAGAGATTTAAAAATAACAGTTGCTAATGAACTTTCTAAAACAGATTGGTATATAACTAGAAACACAGAAAAAGAAACTGCTATACCAAGTGCTATATCTACTCACAGAGATTCTGTTAGAACTAAACAAGCAGAAATGGAAACTGCTATAATAAATGCAAGTGATACTGCAGCTTTAGAAACTTTATACACATATACAGAACAAGCGGATGGTTCTCTTACAAGACCATTAGGTGAACTACCAACATTGGAGAGTTAATGACAGCGCCATTAATACTTGGTACTAACTCCATAAAAAGTACAGGATATGATGTAGCCAACTCATTAAGATTTAATAGTGGTAGTTCAGATCATTTAAATAGATCAACAAGTTCTGGTAATAGATTAAAATGGACTTGGAGTGCATGGGTAAAAAAAACAAAAAATGGTGCAGATGAAGACCTTTTTAGTGGGTATCATAACAGTTCGAATTTTACACGAATCCAAATTGGAGATACTGGTGTAATTAATTTTATAAACAAAACATCTGGCTCACAAAATGGAAAAATAGAAACAAATAGAATTTTTAGAGATACTTCAGCTTGGTATCATTTTGTTACTGTATGGGATTCGGGAAATGCAACTGCTGCAAATCGTATGAGAGTATATGTAAATGGAGTTGAAGAAACTTCTTTTCAATCAGATACACAGCCATCACAAGATCAAGTTAGTCATGTAAATCAAGATAGTAAAACAAATTATGTTGGAACTTTTGATGGCTCAGGAACTTTTTTTAATGGCTACATGGCAGAAGTAGTTTTAGTTGATGGTCAAGCACTAGACCCCACATCATTTGGAGAGTTTGACTCTGATAGTCCAACAATATGGAAACCAAAAAATGTATCAGGATTAACCTTTGGCACAAATGGATTTCATTTGGACTTTGAAAACTCTAGTAGTCTAGGTGCAGATGTATCAGGAAACTCTAATAACTTTACTGTAAATAATTTAACAAGTGTAGATCAATCTACTGATACTTGCACAAATAATTTTTGCACTGCAAACTTTTTGGATAATTTTTATGCACAATCAACATTTAATAATGGTCTTTTACAAGTTATATCAACTACATCAAATGCAGCTTATAATAAAGGAACTTTTGGTGTTTCTAAAGGTAAATGGTATTATGAAGTTAAAATAGTTGACAGTTCATCTAATGGAACTATTGGAGTTGGTTGGATAGCTTCTAGTCCAACAAGCACAACAGATCAAATGAAAAATAAAACTAATCAAAGTACATACAGAGATAATGGCACTATTTTTGGAAATGGTTCAGAAATTGTAACAGGATCATCTTTAGCAAACAATGATATTGTCGGAGTTTATTTTGATGCGGATAATAATTTTGTTTATTACGCAAAAAATGGAAGTTTCCAAAATTCTGGAAATCCAACTTCTGGTGCAAGTGGCACAGGGGGTATTGACCCAGGTGCAGTTGCTACTGCTACACCAGAAGGTTTTTATTTTCCAGCTTTCGGAGATCATAGTGGTGGACAAAACGTTGGAATTGAATTTAATTTTGGTTCACCATCTTATACAATATCATCAGGAAATAGTGATGCAGATGGACATGGTAATTTTGAATATTCAGTA